AGTCAGCAGGGGAAGAGGGGCTCGAACCCCCATCTACGGTTTTGGAGACCGCTGCTCTACCATTGAACTATTCCCCTATGGTTTATCTCTTTGGTTTGGAACCCTTCCGAACCTCAATTAGGATACCACAGGTTTGAGAAAGTGTCAACTGTTTTTTCAAAAAAAGTGTTTTTCCTGATATTTGCAAAAATATGAAAACCATGAAATCACCGCAGCAGCCATATCATATTGAAAACCGGACAACGGAGAAGGATTAGAGCCGGGACAGCGGCAGG